CCATATCCTTCAAGAATCTGAATGTCCGTCTGACTTGCATTAGTACTTCTGTTGCCTCCACTTGCATCTGGGTAAACGTATATCTTGTTCATAGGATATCTGGATTGAATAGTTTGGGCAATGCTATCTGTATCGTGACTGCCACTAATCTCATCAAATATTAACAATTTTTGATTTTGCACAATACCGATCACTGCGTTCATGTTGCCTATGTTGAAGTCCATGCCCACTCTCAATGGCTCAAGGCCAATATCAGGTTTGACATCAGTAATATTGTTTTCTCTGGTAAAGCGATCATATACTTGCCCTGTAGTTAGATTAATAAACTCCCCATTGAGATAGGCTTGCAACATTGATGGGTCATAGTTGGCTTGCATACGTTCAATGAAGTCACTGGGTAAATGTGGATTATCTTGTGTCCTCATTTTAATTAGCTGCCTGTCGGTTCTTTCCTTTGCTTCATCTGTACCAAAGGTGTTGTATAGCCACCTAAATCCTTCTGGTGTACTAGCTGCACAAAACTGGCGAACATTACCAGCCCTTAGTCGTCCTAATATCTTTGGGAAGGCTTTGTCTGCAATAGTGGGTGATACAACATCTATCTCATCAACAAGAACATGACTCAGGTTTAAACCGATAATCCTAGACCAGTTCTCGAAGCTGCGACATAGTAACTTGCTGTCACCTTCTTTGAAGTGCAAAGTATATTCTGGAAGCGGACTAGCTCTGAATGTGTAAGGTATTTCATACTGCTCAAGAAACAACTCAAAGTCTGTTTGCCAAATGTCTCTAATCAATGGAGCAGTTGGTTCCATAACAGCACCAATAAATCCAATATTCATAGCTGCCAGCTTTACTGCCATACTGCACAAAGCTCTTGTCTTACCAGCACCATATCCAGCACTAAGCCCTACTATCTCATTCTGGTTATCAAAAAACTGTTGCTGTGGTGGGTGTAAATCAGCCCTGATCTTATCTAATAGCTCTCCAGTATCTATGTCAGTGTAGTGACTGCCTATATGATCTAATACAGAACCCTCTCTATTCAATATGCTCAAGACATCACCTGACCGACCTTTGCCATTGAGTTTATACAGCCTAAAGCCACTGTAAGTTGGCCTGATTTTCTAGCCTCTTTTGCCAGTGATGCGTATTGAGCTAAAACTTCCGCAGTAAATTGTCTTCTATCAATATCAAAGTCTTGCTTGAGAATCTCCCTTGCATCTGAGATATAGCTATCTACAGTCCTTTGTGTAACACCCCACTCAGTTGTGGCAAATTGCAGTATATCTGATCTAACAGTACCAACAGACAAAAGCTTTGCAACTTTGTTCACTCTGAACTCATGCTCATTCTTGCTAGTTCTGCCGTTAGACACTATGATTTATGGTTTTATTTATTTTAAATGTAGCGTCAATCGTTAGTTTTTGTCGATTTTAATTTAATATGAGTTCTTTTTGAAAAGTATTTTTATTAAATTTTTTTGTATCGTTACCCCAGCAATCCCAACCTTGCGATTCTTCTCTGGCAAATAATTCTATTCTTGGTAAATCACCACTACATTTAACTATTAAATCTTTTACAAAATCAGGTTTTCTTGAATGTTGCCTTTGAAGGCTAAAAAAAATATTTTTTGTATTTCTGTTATTGCATAGTTTTTTACCTTTTACAGCAAAGATTATATGTTCTGTTGCACCTCTAAAATAATATCCCATACCCATAACTGGACTACCATCTTTGTAAGTTTTGACCCAAGTCAGTAAAGTTTTATATTCAAAACCCCAATTTTTGCAAACTTCTAGACCTTCGGAGATAAAAGGATTTGTCACCCATAAATAAAGATGACTATTTTGTTCAGCAATGTTGTTGACTTTTAAATTTTTTATATCTTCAAGAGACATAACATTATATTTACTTTCGGCAGATTTGCTACCATTTCTTTTATATTGCCATGCGGGGTCAGCATAAATGATGCTGTATTTTTTATCAGGTAAAGGAATCAATTTTTTTGTTTTTGTTGTTTTTGCTCTTCCCAACTTCCTATTAGATATAAAAGGTCAATAACACGCTTTCTTGCAGCCAAGATGCGGTCATTGTTGAAGCTGTCAAAGTCTTTATTTTTCATGTTTCTTTTACATATTTATTGTAATTTTTTAATTTTTTTGCATATGCTTTTGCAAGTTCAGAGCCAGAAAACTCTTTTTCTTTACCTCTAGAACAACAATTAGCCTGTGGTTTAAAAATATCATCAAAAGCTTGTATCAAATCTCCAATTAAATCCTGATTTTCATTTCCATAAATACTTTCACCAAATCTATTTTTATGGTTAAGTTGAAAAATCCAGTCCAACATTTCTGCTGTGCTGTTAATTCTTTCTAAATCAATCTCATAAGCCCAGCCACCTCTTTTTGTTTGCAATTCTAATACAAGATTTGAAGATCTAAATATCCAGTAACCCCATTGTTTTCTAACAGGCCATCTATATTTGTGAAGTTCTTTTATGTTGCAACCTTTTGGATATTTTAAATGGAACTTTTGTGCTTCTTCATTTTTTGCACAGATAGCAGATTTGTAAGTTTTCATTTTGTTTTAGCCCACCTTAGTCTTTGTGACGCAGCTAGCTTTAGATCATAACCAGCATCAATGATTGCTTGTTTAGTTTTTTCTGGATAGTACATAGTCCTGTGGTGGTAATGCTCTCCTACAATGTAATGTTCATCTTTTTTTAAGACACCAATTTTTTTATATCTTTTCAAGGTTGTATTTGTAATATTTATAATTCTTTCGGTTTTGCAAGCATCAAACAAACCCATTTTTTTATAGTCTTCGGTAGTTTTCATGTTGATATATTTTGAATAGTCTGTTGGTATGTATTTAACAGGTTCTATAAGATTGTTAAACTCTTGCATTACTTCATCTGGTATTCCATTTTTATAGAGAGTAAGACTTTTTATATCACCAGCTTTTGCCATCTGTAAAATGTTATAAAACTCCTGTACTCTATGGTGATTAAATCTATATGGTGCTGGAGGCCCCATTCTGTTTTTAATAGATTTTTCAAGTTGAATTTTTAAATATTTCAATCTTATTTGTATCCATTTATCAATATGTATTTTTTTCCAAAACTTTTTATCAAGTCCTTTATTTTTTGACTTATCAAGTGTTCTTGTGGGTTTTGGAATACAATTATTCATTAGCCAAACCTTAACAGTGCTTGTTGGTGTGTCAAACATTTTTGCAATATCAAGAGCAGTATATTCATCATGTAAAGCCTCTTGCCCAGCAACAAATTTAATACAGCCTGTAATATCAAATTCATTTTGTAAGATTTGCCTTATGTATTCTCTGGACACGTTGAATCTGTCACCAATTTTTTGGAGTGAATAGCCTTCATTTCTCATGCGAAGAACAAGTTCATTTCTTGCTTGTTTGTATTCTGAAGTGAGTGCTGGACGATGTTTGTAGTTTTTCATAGTGATTTCATTTGAAAGTTTGCTAGTTGATCTTTTACTTTTTGAGCTTCTGGAGGAAGTGCAAATTGTTGATTTTTAATATTTTTTTGTATGAGCTTGTTCATAAGCTTTTCTGTTTTAGTCCAGCTTTCTTTTCTCATGTTGTGTATGTCACGAACAATGTCGATAGGTATGTCAACACCAATGTTGTTTCTTATGTGACCATCTGAATCTCTGTATCCATGAGAGATTATCTGACCATCTATGTCGTATTGAGCGTTAGCTGCATTGCAATAACATATGAGAGCCAAATCCTGACCAGAGAACCGCCTCCCCTTGTCGTCAATGTCGTAGTCTGGTAAATGATTGTTTATTAACTTGTCTGAGTTACTGATTATGCCTGTATCGTTGCAAGCATAACAAGTGTATTGAGGTGCGTTGAAGGTAACTTCTCTATCAACAGCAGCCCGCTTGTAATTCTTCATAGGGTGTTAAAAAGGGGTGTTTAGTTTGGGTTTTCCTAATGTAATGGGTTTTTTAGATACTGTCAATAAATATTGTTCAAATTGTCCATTTTTGAGGTATCTGAAACAATCAGGAAATAATGGAGTAAAGTTATCGTTTTTTAATTGTTTTGTTCTTGCCCTTATATCGGCCTGTAAGCAGTCAAGTATCTTTTCCTGTGTGTTTTTACTTAACTTGGAAAATTCGGCTTTTGCAAGCTTTTTAGATTGTGATACAACACGCATTGATGTAGGTATCTTTCTATAAGCTTCCCAGAATGGTTCAAAAAATTTATCTAGAGG